ACCTGGTACAGCAGGTTGGTGTCCGTGTCCGTGCGCCCGGCCGGGTAGGGGCCGTTCGCGTAGCGGTGGGCGAGCACCGACGTCGTGTAGCCCTGGACCTCGATCCGGGCACCTCCCCACGCCTGCACCGCGTCAGCGGCCATCACGCGGGCCTGCCCACCGGTCAGCGCGGCCACGGTCACCCACCAGCGAGACGTCCCGCCGTGCGACCCGCCCGCGAGGTTGCTCTTCGGGCTGGGCATGGCCAGCGATCCGACGAGCCACGGCGCCTCTGCGTCGCCCGGCGCCTCGTCGTCGTGGAACTCCCAGCGCGCCGGCGCAAGGGCCGCGAGCGCCCGGTGGAGGTGTTCGGGGTTGGTCACAGCAGGTCGTCCAGGATCTTGCTGAGGTGCTTCTCGATGGCGGCCGCCTCGGGCTCGAGGAGGTGGTCGACCTTGACCGATCCGCCACCGCCGTTCGCACCGCCGTCGACCGCGATGCCCGCGAGCGATCCGGCGCCGCGGCCGATCTCCGGGCCGACCTCGTAGGCGATCTCGCTGGCGAAGCCTCGGCGCTCGTACGAGACGGCGGCGCCGATGCGCTTGAAGTGCGGGCGCTCCTCGAACGCGGCGGCCATGTCCTTCTTGAGGTTCTCCGCGCCCTTCTTCAGCACGGCCTCGACGCGGGGCACCGCCCGCGGCACGATGCGGCCAAGCTCGGCGGTGAAGCGCTTCGCGTCGGAGGTGTCGATGGTGATTCCGTCAGCCATGGGCGGGCGCCTCCTCGGTGTCGTAGTAGCCGTGGCGGTACAGCGCCGCGACCAGCGAGGCGAACAGGTCGCTGAACAGGTAGGCGAACGGCTCGTTGTAGTGCGTCAGGTGCGCTCGCGCCCGTGCCTCGGGCCGTGTCGTGACGCCGTAGAGCGCCGCGGCGGCGTGGTGCATCTCGTGGGAGACGACCGTTGATCCGAGGTGGGTGCGGCACAGGCGGACGACCGGTAGGCACGCCGAGTCGTCGGCGTTCGCGTACAGCTGCGTCACGCCTGCGGCTCGACTGTTGTCGGTGCCGTTGAACCTGTCTGCTGCGGCCCGGAGCTCCTCGAGCGTGTCGTACACGTACACCCGGACCCGGGACCGGTGGCCGAGCGCCCGCGAGGAGACGCGGATCAGCCGCGGCGTGGTCACGCGGGCTCCCCCGCCCGCCGGGCGTCGGCCTCCTCGACGCCGAGCCGGTACGCGGTCGCCATGGTCTTGTGCAGCAGCGCGACGACGCGGTAGTCGCGGCCGGCGAGGTTCGGGTCGATGGCAGCCGTGTGGAGGTGGACGACGGCGCCGACCTGCGGTGCGAACGAGCCGACCGGGAAGTGCACGGCGTATCGCTGCACGGTCCTGGTCGAGCCGCCCACCTCGGGGTTGGACTCCTGGGCCTCGTAGGTCTGGACCTTGCACGGTCCGGCCTTCCACGGATGGTCGTCGGGCCATGCCGGGTCGGGGTAGACCACCGACTCGCCGGGTGTCACCACCCCGGTATCCGGGTCGGTGACGACGGCGCCGGGGATCTCCACGGTGCAGCGGTCGAGCATCGCCGACTCGGCATCGCGGCGGGACTCTAGGGTCTGCGCGAGCAACTCGGCACCGAGGTCGAAGTTCAGCACCGGGGCCCCAGCCGGATCGTGAACGCCTCATTCAGCGGCAGGAGCTGCGTCCACTCGTCGTCGGTGAGGTACAGCCCGCCGGCGGAGCGTGACGAGTCCACGGTCTTGGTCACGGACCCGTCATCGACCGACCGAGTGACCGACCGCAGGCCTTCCGGGTTGCGAGCGACGCGGGCCACCGCCGCGGCGACGATGTGCACCACGACGCCGCGGAACGTGGGGTCGGCCGCGATCCTGGTATCCAGGTCAGGGACTGCGGCGCGGATCTGGTTCTCGACACCGTTGATCCACCAGTTCCACTGCGCGATCGTGGGGTCGTCGGTCGGGATGGGACGCCCGAGCTCGGCCGCCACGTCTGCGATGGTCGTGTAGCTCATGGCGTCCCACCCCTTCCTGGGTCAGTCGGCCGGCGTCTCGGCAGCAGCCCTCTCGGCTGCGGCCTTCTCGACGGCTTCCTTGATGGCGTCCCGGCCCGCCTCCGGCTCGTACGCAACCCCGTTGGCGTCGGCGTACTGCGCCCACTCCTCGGTCGTCGCGTTGCCCTTCGGCGCCTCGCCCCTGAGCGGCTCTACGCCGCCGGTCGAGCTGTCGCCGCCCGGCTCGCCGTCGCCACCGTCGGCCGGCTTGTCGCCGGTCGGGATGACGTCGGGCGTCGGGGTGGGCTCGCCGCCGTCGGGCGCCGGGGTTCCGCCAGTGGCGTCGCCCGTTCCCCGGTTCCCGTCGCCGGAGGGCTCCTGCGAAGCGGCCTTGGTCGTTGACCGCGGCTCTTCCTCGCCCTCCCAGACGTCCGGGTTGGTGATCTGCGACGCCGCCCACTTCGGAGGCGTGTCGCCCGGCGCGAACCAGACCGCCGTCCCGTCCTTCTTGGTGACGGCGACATACGCGTTGAGCGCCCTCATCACTTCACGTCCGCGATGAAGAGCTTGCGGGCGTCGCGGAGGATCGGCATCGCCACGGCGTCCACGAAGGTGAACTTCCGGTACGGCGGGCCGACGCTCTCGATCACGCCGACGATGCCCGGCGCCTCCTCGAACGAGAAGTCGATGTCGCCGGAGTCGACGAGCTCCAGCGCCGTCGCGGACACGCCCCACGCCGTCGCACCCAGGTCGCCCAGGTTCGCCGGCGTGAACATCAGGCGGTCGTCGGGGATCGTGCGGGTCGAGACCCCGTCCACGTCGACCTGGGTGTCGTAGGGCTCCGCGAAGGTGGGCAGGCCCTCGGCCGACATCAGGTCGTTGAGTTCGACGCGGGTCACGCGGGTGCGGCCCTGGGTCGAGCCGTAGACGGCGTCGATGATCTCCTTGTTGCGCTGCAGGAGGCGCATCACGGCCAGGGAGGTGCGCGCGGTGGCGGGCGTCCACCCGTTCGCCACGCAGACGTCCTGCCACGCGGCCATGTTGGTCAGCGGCGTGGCGGTCGCCGTGTTCGACCACAGGGTGGCCGGCGAGACGATCTGGTTGGCGGGGACGCCGAAGTCGGCCTCGCCCTGGTAGCCGTTCTCGTTGATCGTGAGCTTGCCGTCGGTCAGGACGTCGCCCCACGCCTGCTCGAGACGTGCCTGAACCTCGCGGGTCAGGTTGGTCCCGTCGTTGTAGACCGCGCTGGCCAGCGCGCGCTGGTTGGTGCCGCCGCTGCGCGCGAACTCCAGCTGCAGGCGCTCGTACTCGCCCATGTTGAGGGACGAGGAGAGCGGCAGGAGCCGGACTCGCTTCTCGGTGCCGGCGTCCCGCTCGGAGACGTGGATCCGGCCGTCGAAGCTGCGGAACCGCGCGGTGCGGTTGGTGCGGACGATCTCCGCGAAGTCGACGGTGTTGTCCGTCTCGGTCTGCGTCGGGAACGCGGCCGAGAGGGAGAAGTCCGACGGGATGGGGACCTCACGCACGAAGGTGGTGAGCTCGACCGGGTCGACCGGTCCGTCCAGGAACAGAGCCATGGGGTTTGCCTTTCCGGTCAGGCCGAGTAGATGACGTGCTTGAGGTCGGCCTCAGCAGCGGTGTCGAGGCCGCCGTCGGTACCGGAGGCGATCGGGAGCTTGCTGCGCCGGACGAAGCCGTGCACGAGGTAGGCCCCGCCGACCTTGGTGCTGCCGGGGTTGACCGTCACCGAGGAGAACAGGTGCCCGACGGCGGTCTCGGTGCCGTCGGTGCCGTCCGGGTTGTATGGGCCCATCAGGCCGGTGGCCGTGACCTCGCCCAGCACGATTCCCGAAGGGATGTACCCGTTCGGGTAGTGGGTGCCGGCCGTGAACTTGGCGATGTCGAGCGTGCAGCTGGGCGTGGCGCCCGGCTCGGTCCCGTGCGGTCCGAGCAGCCAAGACCGCTTCTCGACCTGGGACTGCTTCGTGGTAACGGTGATGTCCGTCATGGGTCAGCCCTTCCTTGTCATTCGGTCTTGCCGAAGCGCCGACGCGCCTCGGCCTTGCCCGCCTCGCGCGGGTCGTGCTCGGTGCCCGCGCCGCCGCCCTGCGAGGGGTCGGGCCGGGGTGTTCCGGGCTTGGGTGCCCCGGCTGGCGTCGCGCCGAGCTGGGCCTTGAGCTTCACGGCGTCCGCCGCGAGCTCCTCGGGGGTGCTGCCTACGAGCCGGGGTGCCAGCTCGAGCGGCAGCCCTGCGTTCGCGGCCGCGTCGTACTTCGCCGCCCTGGTCTCGGCCTGGCTGGCGCGCTGCTGCGCCTCCGCGAGCGCCTCGGCGGCCTTCTCCTCGGCCGTCTTGTTGGCGTCGTCGATCTGCTTCTGCAGCGCGGCGGCCTGGGCGGTGGCCTGTTCGCGAGCTGCGCGCTCGGCGACCAGCGCCCTCTTGCCCGGTTCGCCCAGGGCAGCCCATGCCTCGTCGGTCACGCCGGCGGGCTTGGGCGGGTCGGCGGC